AAGGAAATGCTCGGCGAGGTCAAGTACCGTCAGATTGAGCGTGAGTTCTCAAAACTCGTCTATGCCGTACAGGAAAGATACGGCGACAGCAAGACGGGAGCCGAACGCAGAGCGATAGTTACGGAAAAGATCAGAGAGTTCTTACAGGCAAAGAATATATCCCTTACCGATGAACAGATTAGAGAACTTAACGATGCAGCCTATAAAGCTATGAAGATTGCGGAGGACTCAGGCGTTAAGATCGAAGCGACAGATGATGTGCCAGAATCGGCAACTTGATATGAGATAAGGAGGTTACTATGGCTATCCTCTTTTTCATAGGCGTAGCGGTCCTTGCGTTGAACTATATGGTCGGCGTGGGGCTGCCATAGCCACCGCAGCATTAGAATGTTTTTTTAGAACTTTTTAGAGCCATTGAGCCGGGTACAGAAATGTATTTGGCTCTTTTTCTGATTAGGAGGAACGGTATGGCACTTAAAGGCAATAACAACGAAGAAAAGATATGGAATTATCTGAGGGATAAAGGCATAAATGCTTACGGAACTGCCGGACTTATGGGAAATCTCAGAGAGGAAAGCGGATTAAGACCGAACAACCTGCAGAACTCATGCGAGAAGAGGCTTAATATCACGGATGTTGAGTACACAAGGCTTGTAGATGACAGCGCATATCCGGGCTTTGCCACGGATAAGGCAGGTTACGGTCTGGCTCAATGGACTTCCTCAAACAGAAAGCAAGGACTTCTCAATTTCGTGAGGTCACGAAAATGCTCCATCGCAGACTTAGAGGCACAGCTTGATTACCTTTGGTACGAGCTTAACAACGGCTATAAAAACGTGCTGTCTGCCATAAAGTCCGCAACTTCCGTAAGAAGTGCGTCCGATATTGTCCTGACACAGTTTGAAAGACCGAAAAACCAAAGCGAGGCGGTCAAGGTCAACAGGGCATCATACGGACAGGAGTATTACAACAAGTATGCCTCGCAGTCAGGAGGTGGCACTATGACAGTAACAATCGGCAGCGCAAGGATAGATGAGCATGGTAAGGCAAGCGGAGGAGCCGCCGGAGATCAGAAACAGACTTCAAAGCAGGATTATAGCGGTGAGGTAAGTATGCAGGCGTTCTATATCCACAAACTCGGATGGATCATTATCCGATTCAAGAACGCATCCCACGCCTTAAAGTTCGCCGAAGCGATGATTAGGGCGTGCAATAATCCGAATATCGGTTACGATCAGTTGGGTAGATATGGAATCTTAAAGGTAGGAACAGGAACCACTACTAAAACAGAGTGTGACTGTTCAAGTCTTATCCGTCAATGTTTTAAGGAAGCAACAGGCGTTGACCCCGGAGATTTCACTACGGCCAATGCAGCGTCAGTCCTCAAAAAAACCGGACTCGTGGAAATAGTCGGAAATTATAAGAACGGGACCACCCTTTATACGGGTGACATCCTCAATACCCAGAGCAAGGGTCATATCGTGGCGGTAACTAACGGCGCAACGAGAGGCACGACTACATATAATAAGAAGAGTCTCGCTGAGGTGGCACAGGATGTTAAGGCCGGGAAGTATGGAAACGGCGATGCACGCAAGACAGCCTTGAAGAACGCCGGATATACCGATGCTGAGATTGCAGAAATCCAGGCAATCGTAAACGGCAAGTCTCAGACCTCATCCGGCAGCAAGGGCATGGCGCAGTCCTTTGACAAGGCAATCGCCGGAACTTACACCGTGAGTCCTAATGTCGGCGCACTCGCCATGAGAGACGGCGCAGGCAAGGTCGGAACCAAAGTTATCAGGTCCGTACCCAAAGGGCAGCCGGTACACAATTACGGTTATTATTCTACTGTAGATGGAGTGCGTTGGCTCTATGTGGAATATGCCGGGTCAACAGGATTTATGTCCGGCAGATACCTCAAAAAGAAGTGAAAGATCGAGATAGATGGCACTTTGTAAGATACTTACAATAGACAAATGCCCTCAAAAGTGCTATCCTTACGGCAAACCTAAGCAGACGCAATGAAAGCACAGGGGGTTGTCTAAGTGAAAAAACGAACCTCGGAAGTTGATACTTTCGGGGTTCTTCTTTTTGGGAAAAATCAGAAAATCGAGATCGAACAAGTATGGAAAAGGTTGTAATAGACTTACAATAGACACACAATAGACGCACAATAGACAAACCAAAATCAATAATAGACACACAATAGGCTGCAATTTTCGGACAGAAAAATGCCCCTCTGAGAGCCGTTTTAAGACGGTTTTTCTCAGAGGGGTACATTTATATCTTATTGACCTCCGCAAGCAAATCTGATACGGATTTGTGGGTGTAAACACCCTTAGTAGTATCATTCCTCATGGAATGACCCATAATCAGCTTGATACACACATCGTTAGCCCCGGCATTATCCATGAGCGTAGCGAAAGTGTGTCGGCTGTCGTGGGGGATGTGCTGCATACCTACACGGTTCATTACGGTGTTGAAGTTGGCACTCACATAGGATCCGTAGGTGTAATGGTTCCCATAGCGGTTATTGATGAGATATTTTCGATCTGGATTATATCTATTCTTCACCAAAGGTAGGATTTTATCAGCTATGGGGATGATGCGGTCAATACCGGCCTCGGTTTTCATGCCACCTATCATATATTGCTCGTCCAAATGCACATTCTCTGTGAGGATATTGAGAAGTTCTGACGGACGCATACCGGTATAAATATAGATCAGGATAATATCAACATTGTTGACCTCGTATAATTTTTGCCAGAGTATGCCGATTTCTTCCTCTGTGTATGGTGAGTGCATTTCGGTGTCAGAGTCGGTCCATTCATATACGAGAAAGTCCGTGATGTCGGTATCGACATAATTGTTCATTCTCGCATAAGAGTACATGGATTTGAGAATAGCCCTCATATTCCCTATTGTGGATGCGGACTTGTGGTTATACCCATTAAGGACTTCCTGCACATCAGCGGTTTTAATCGCAAGAAACTTCTTATGATGCAGAGCGGCAAGGTGATTAAAGGCAATCTCATAATTACGCCAGGTAGATTCTGAAATCTGTCTTTTAAGGCTTTGACGGTATTTTTTCCACATACCATACATTTCTGCAAAAGTGGGCGCATCCGTAAATTTCTTGTGTTCTTCTACCACATTCCCATTGTTGATCTCAGCGAGATAGGAATAGGCAAGTTCTGGTTTCTCAAAATATGCGTGAAATTTATAGGTCTGGCGAAACGATATTCCGGTCTTAATATCGTATTCATCTGCAAGGGCGGCAGCATATTCTTTTGTCCTGTCCGTAGATAGTGCAGTCCAAAAGTGTCTGTTTTTATTCCATCTGAATTTGAGCCGCTTCAATTCCCTCAGAATATCGTCCGGTGGAGTCTCATCCGTGTAAACATCCACATATTCGTTGATACTCGAAGTTCTGACGGCATAAGGTTTCCGTCTCCTCCCCGTCAAGCGAACCACGCTTCCGTACCCGTTGGGCAACCGGTATCTCATAACATCACCCCCTTGTTGACAGTAGATAACCCGTTTGGTAAACTAAGGTTAAGTGGGGTGAACGGAACATGAAAGATATAACCGGTCAGAAGTTCAATAGACTTACCGCAATTAAATATGTCGGAAGAACAAGCTCCAATCATGCACTTTGGCTCTTTCGGTGCGACTGTGGCACAGAAAAAGTCATTGAAGAAAGCTCTGTTACAAAGAAAAACTCTACCACAAAATCCTGTGGATGCCTGAACAATGAGGTCAGGAAAAGCGGCAACAATGGGCGTAAACACGGTATGGCAGGCACGCGCATAAACAGAATATGGAAAGCCATGCGCAATAGATGTAATAATCCATCCGACAAATACTACCATTGCTACGGCGGCAAAGGCATAAAGGTATGTTCTGAATGGGATAACAAAGACGGTTTTACTCCATTCTATGAGTGGGCTATGGCGAATGGTTACGCCGAAAACCTCACCATTGATCGCATTGACTCTGACAAGGGCTATTCCCCTGATAACTGCCGATGGGCCACATACACAGAGCAGGCAAGGAACAAAAAGAATTTCCCTAAAATTGAGTACAATGGGGAAAGCCACACGATAAGAGAGTGGGCTGACATTATCGGAATAAGCAAGTCTACTCTGATTCAAAGATTGAATAGGCAACATTGGTCCGTGGAAGATGCTCTCACAAGACCTCTTAGAAAATAGCATAGTACCACCTCCTTAAAAAAGGGCATAAAAATAGCCCGGTTATTGTATTACTACCGTAGCTGTGGTACAATGCAAGGTGTTCAGTCGAGCATTTACCGGTCACGGTATTGTATCGAGAAGAAAGACCGTTCCTATCGCAGTAGGGGCGGTTTTCTTTACTCACATTTTGTTCTGATCTCAACGACTTTGCCAATAATCTTTACCGGTATCGTGTCAATCTCAGCCTTAGAATAAAACATAGGGTCGTATGCAGAATTGATCGAAACAAGGGATAACCCTCCTTGAGTCTTAACCAACTTCTTACATACCGCATCATCGCCGTTTACGAGGGCAACAACGATACTTCCGCTTTCCGCATCTTCCTGTTGCCGCACTATAACAACGGATCCGTCCTCAATCTTTGGTTCCATCGAGTTACCCTTGATTTTTAACGCAAAGAAAGAGCCGGTATGAGCCAGTCTGTCAGAGATTTCCTCATAATCAATAATGTCCTCAATGGCAGATATGGGTATTCCGGCAGCTACATGACCGAGTACGGGAACACGGACAGCTTTTTTCGCTACAACCGTGTCATCAAGTTTAATTTTGACATTATCGCTTATCATCTCAAAGAGATCGTCAAAATCCATAAACATACCCTTTGCGGCTTTTTGGATATACTCGACTGTGGGTATAATCTCTTTCCCTGTCTTTGAATTTATATTCTTTTCGAGCATCCATACATAGGTTTTGGAAATGCCACTCGCCTTTGAAAATTCCTCCATGCTCATATCGTGTTCTTCTCTGTAAGCCTTGATTATATCGCCCAAAGTCATTGCGTTACACCCCTTTCTACCTATGAAAAATGTTAAGTCCACTATACACTACTAATCGGCAAAAGTCAATGATTTTGTAAATTACACTTGACAACCTCTGTTCAGTCTGATAAACTCAACCTATGTTCAGTCGAGCGAACGAGGATAAGGAGG